GCCGCCGAGGGTGCGATTGTCAAGAAGGAGTGGTGGAACATGTGGGAAAAGGAGGATATTCCCACGGTCAAGTATATCATTCAGTCTTACGATACGGCGTTTAGTAAGAAGGAAACTGCCGACTACTCTGCGATTACAACGTGGGGGGTATTTGAAAATGACGAGACTCACGCGGACAACATCATACTTATGGACGCACGGCGTGGGCGTTGGAACTTCCCTGAACTCAAGTCTGTAGCTAAAGAGGAGTATGATTACTGGGAACCGGACATGGTTATTATCGAGGCGAAAGCATCTGGTACGCCCTTGACGGATGAACTGCGTGCAGCCAACATTCCAGTTATGAACTATACACCGAGCAAGGGTCGTGATAAAGTGACTCGTATGCATACTGTTGCGCCGCTTTTTGAGGCTGGTATGGTATGGGCACCGGAGGAGAAGTTTTCGGAGGAAGTTATTGAGGAATGTCTGGCGTTCCCGCATGGGGAGCATGATGACTTTGTCGATAGCATGACGATGGCTTTGATACGTTTCCGGCAGGGCGGATTCATTTCGCTAGAAGGCGAGAACGATGACGAGGACTATGTACCAGCAAGACGGGAGTATTACTAATGGCTGATAAAGATTTAGAGAGACGCAGGAAGACGCAAGATAGTTTACAAAAACTTCGTGCTGGAGCCAAGGGCAAGTTCCCGAACAGAGGGCAGTCTGACAGAAACCCTCCCAAGAGAGAAATATATACCGTTTCTAAGGGTGATACGATGTATGACATCGCTTTAGGAACAGGTAGGGCAATGGAAGACGGTGATATTACATCAATTAGATCTTCTGCAAACACTCCTCGTGAGGCTCTGAAAGCTGTAAAAAAGATGGCAAAAGCATCTGGTATTGAAGATCCAAGTAAAATCAAACCAGGTGATAAGGTTGTTGTTGGTGAGTTCCGCAACGGCGGTAAGGTTTCACTAGGGGCATTTAAGGGGAATTTCTAATGTCAGATAAATCAAGAGGCAGTGTACCTTCACATAAAAAAGAACCTAAAGTATTGAGTCCCGATGAGTCATTCAAAAAGTTTTTTGATACACCTAAATATGAAGTAACTAAAGAAAAAGGGTTTGTTCAGAATTATAAGAATGGTGGCATAGTCACGTTTAAGGGGACTTTTTGATGGGTGATACTAAAAAGTTTGATTTAACCACTGCCACTATTGCAGAACTTGAACAGAAGATCGCAGAACTTCGCAAGGATCAGAATAAGTCTGATCGTAATAAAAAGCCTTTGTTAAGAGCTAAAGGCGGTTCTGTGAATTACAAAGGATCATTCTAATGGCATTACCTCCACAGCCCATGGGCAGTCTACTAGACTCTGGCATTGAAGCACAGCAAGGCATGGAAGTAGATGTGCCTCAGATGGAAGACTTTGCTGGCGGTGCGGAGATTATGCAACAAGCTGACGGAAGTGCGCTTATTCAGGCATTGATGGGCGGTGATCCAGAAGGCATGGAAGTAGAGGCTGAACAGTACGACCATGACGCAAACTTAGCGGAGATTATAGATGAATCAGTACTGGGAGAGATTTCTAGCGAACTGCGAGAGATGTATGAAGAAGATGTTGAGTCTCGTGAAGAGTGGAAAGAAGCATATACAAAAGGTCTGGATTTGCTTGGTATACGATATCAAGAGCGTAGCCAGCCGTTTGAAGGTGCAAGTGGAGTCACGCATCCGCTCATTGCGGAATCGGTAGTCCAGTTCCAAGCGCAGTCATACAAGGAGCTTCTTCCTGCTGGCGGTCCTGTCCGCACACAAGTCATGGGCTTGAAGTCACCTGAAAAGGAGGCACAAGCAGCGCGGGTCAAGAACTTTATGAACTACCAGATCACGGAAGTGATGGAGGAGTTTGATCCCGACACAGACCAGATGCTATTCTATTTACCGCTATCAGGTTCTACGTTTAAGAAGGTTTACTTTGATCCAACCCGTAATCGCGCCGTTTCTGCGTTTGTACCAGCCGAAGATCTGGTTGTGCCGTATTCGGCTACCGATCTAGCTACGTCACCTCGTGTTACGCATGTTTTGCGTATGGAGGCAAACAATCTCCGCAAGATGCAGGTCGCAGGCATTTACCGTGATGTAGACGTAGAAGCTGATGACAATGAAGAAGATGTTGTAAAGAACAAGGTTGACGAGATTGAAGGCGTTAGCCGTGGGTATTCTGACGATGTGCATAGTATTCTGGAGATGCACGCGGATCTTGATATCGAAGGATTCGAGGACGTTGGTCAGGACGGAGAGGCTACAGGGATTAAATTACCGTACATCGTAACTCTTGATCATGGTTCAGGCGAGATCCTGTCGATCACGCGGAACTATGAGGCGCAAGATCCAAACAAGCAAAAGCGTCAGTACTTTGTACATTATAAGTTTTTACCGGGTCTAGGGTTCTACGGCTTCGGTTTGATTCATATGATTGGTGGTTTAGGCCGAGCCGCAACAAGCATTCTGCGTCAGTTGATTGATGCAGGTACGCTGGCAAATCTGCCGTCAGGATTCAAGGCACGCGGTATTCGCGTGCGTAACGAAGACGAACCAATTGCACCAGGTGAGTTTAGAGACATTGATGCACCGGGCGGCGACATTCGTAACTCTATCATTCCGCTTCCGTATAAGGAGCCATCAGGCACATTAGCACAACTCTTGGCTAGCTTGATTGAAGGCGGTCGGCGTTTTGTATCTATTGCGGATCAGCAACTAGGCGAAGGTCAGAGCGGCGACATGCCTGTAGGCACAACCGTTGCACTGCTTGAGCGTGGCATGAAGGTTATGTCTGCCATTCACAAACGCCTGCACTATTCACAAAAGACAGAGTTCCGGCTCCTCGCAAAGGTTCTTGCGGAAAGCCTCCCTGCCGTATACCCCTACGAGGTGGCCGGGGCACCTTCTGAAATCAAGGCACAAGACTTTGACGGACGGGTAGATGTAATCCCAGTGTCTGATCCGAACATTTTCTCGATGTCGCAACGGGTGACATTAGCGCAGACGCAGCTTCAGTTAGCACAATCAAACCCGCAGATTCATAATCTGTACGAAGCATATAAGCGCATGTATCAGGCTCTGGAAGTACAGAACATTGACGAGATCCTGCCTGCCAAGAAAGAGCCACAACCTACCAGTCCTAGTATTGAGAATGCCAAAGGCTTGCAGGGTGAGATCATGATTGCTTTCCAACAGCAAGATCATGATGCACATATGATGACGCATGTGGCGTTTATGAAACTACCTTTAGTTTCCACATCACCTAACATTTATGCTATATTTATGGCTCACCTTCAGGATCATATTTCTATGAAGGCACGCTTGACAGTGATGCAACAGGTTGAACAACAGCAAGCTGAAGCGCAACAAATGATGTTAGCCGCCCAGATGGGTGCGGTAGATCCAATGGTTGCACAACAGCAAATGCAAATGGCTGGGCAGATGTCTCCAGACATGGTTGAGGTCGAGGTTGCAAAACTAGAAGCGCAGATTACGCAGGAAGTAATTGCTATGATTGCCCCACCACAAGGGCAACAAGATCCTCTTGTACAAATACGGCAACAGGAACTTGCCATAAAAGCAGCCGAGTCCGAGCGCAGAGCAAAACAAGACCAGATGGAGTTGGATCTAGATCGTCAGAAGCTCCAACAAAAAGCCATGACTGACGCAGCACGCATTGAGTTACAAGAAGAAATTGCCGATGACCGTGCGGATGTGAACCGAGAACGTATCCAGACGCAACGGGAGCTAGCGTTACGAAATGGATAGTTTAAATGGAACCAATATCGGCAGCACTGGCTGGCATTAGCTTATTTAAAGCGGCAGTTGATGGCATTAAGGGTGCTATCGGCACAGCCAACGATGTCTCTGACATCGCTCATTACATTGATAATCTGTTTGAAGGCGAGAAGCAGGTTCAGCATAAACGCAGCGCAAAGTCAGGCGTAGGCGTAGCTGACCAGTTTGGCGTAAAGTCTGTTGCGTCTGAGGTCATTGACGCTCGTCTTGCTAAAGAACAAATGCAAGAAGTAGCTAGTTTAGTTGATATGCGCTTTGGTCACGGAACATGGCGTTCCATCGTAGATGAACGGGCTAGGCGTATACAGGCTGCGAAGGAAGAGGCTGCTGCGGCTAGGAGAAAGAAAATACAAGAAGCTAGAGAATTTGAAGAGAGCCTAAAGCAGTTCTTTATGGTTGCTGGAGCGGTTGCGGCCGCTGCAATATTTTTTGTTGTTATGATTGTTATGATGGCACGGGCGGATGGTGATAAATACGTTCCGTGCAGACTTGCTAAGTACAAAAAAGTAGATAAAGAATGGCACTGTTACTACGAGGGTGCAAATAAGACTCGTACATCTATGATCATTGGCGAGTTTTGCCCAAGGGTGTATATGTGTTTGTATGACCCGAATAGTGATGAAAAGATAGTGGAGTGGTGATGGCAAAGACCCTTTCAGAAAACTCTAGGTTTAATAAGTTTGATCTTGATAATGACGGCACTGTGACGGACGAGGAGATTGCTCACGCAAAGGATATGCTTGAGTTAGAGCTTCGTGAGGAGAAGGCTGATGCCCAAAAACGAATGGCTTGGATTGCTGTTGCTAGTATGGTTGGTTTCGCGCTTTTGCCTCTGGTTCCGTGGATACCGGAAAGCAGGCTGGCGTTTCTGGCTAGCTTGAGTGATATGTTGTTTCTTAGTCAGGCTTCTATTGTAGGCTTCTATTTTGGAGCGCAGGCGTACATGGCGAAGAAGTAATGTACCAAGCAATAGTTATTGCGTGTATGGTTACAGCCCCGCAAGTTTGTGTAACCTTTGAGGGGCAGCAGTGGTTCAACACCGAGGCACTATGCAAAAATCGAGCTTTGAGAATGGCTGAAGATGTGCATATATATTATAAAGGATACAAACCTACTAGATATAATTGCAGATCTTTACCCGGCGGTGCGCTAACCAAATAAAAGGCCTGACCTAAATGGGGTTAAGAGAGTACATCTTAGTTATTTCCATGTGGGGGACCCCTCCTTATT